GACCAACAAAGTTGGATGTGCCAGGAATTGCGTCAAATTCTGCTTTGTAGTTAACTGAAGAACTTGTCCATGCTGCCCAAGCAGTAGGATTTGAACCATTAGAGAACACAGAAATTCTTAGTCCGTTTCCTTTGTCGCCGATATATCTTGCAGCAAAAGTACCTGCACTAGCTGTTGCGCTAAGATCCGAATATTCGTAACTGTAATTGTCTTGGTTTGGAATATAAAGTCCTGTGCCATCAGTAGCGTTTTTATCTGCCGCTGAGTTTGAAGCACGAACAACTTTAAGATTACGAGCGTATGATAGGAAGTTTGCTGCTGTAAACCATGTTGCGAAGTTATTTGAGTCTGGAGTACCAAATCTATCGGCCAATTCTACTTCATTTGAAATTGTTACGATTGTGTTTGATGGTCCCCAATTAAATTGTCCCGCAATTGCGCCCTCTGTAGTTCCAACGGCTGGAACTATCGTAGTAAGGTCGAATTCGGTTACATTTACACCTGGTGACAGTTGAAATGCCATAGTATCTCTCCTTTATAAAATGGATTATTCTTGTTTAACTATTTAGAAAAATGAAGATTTTACATCTTACTTTTCCAGTTCCAATTGAGATCATCCATCGGGTATCTTTTGGATCTGTCTTCAAACCAAACGTTACCAAATTCATCCACTTCATAATCAGGGTTAGTCACACCATCATCTATAATAGGCAACGGAGTAATATCTGTATCCATTAAGTCAAACTGCTCTTTCTGAAGCACCTGTCTAATGTCATTATTGATATTTTCTTTAAAGTATCTCTGTGCTGTTAACCAACCAAAGTGTACTAAAGTCATTGCCAAATCATCGTTATTGCCTTCTTCAGCTTTGAAAGTTTTCCTGTCTGCTGAGAATGTAGTTAGTTCTGTAATCATATCAGCATCATTGATGATTAGCTTATCACTTTCAATTAGCGTTTTAAGATTTGTACATCCAATCATCTTAGATTGATTTGATGTTTTTAAACCGTAAGCAATCTTCTTTTTGAATCCAGGCGTCTGTTGCTGACCTTGTTTACCCTTCATCTCAATCTTGATTAAATTCTCGTAGGCAAGTTCAAAGTGTATGATGTCTGATACCTGTAAACCAATTGAGTTGATTTCTACAAGAACAAACGCATCATTATATATCTTGGCTGTTTGGACAATCACTGTAGGAAACAGAAACGGTGATATTTTATTGTTTCTATACTTAGCTACCAATCGGTAAGGTATTTCGGTAACGTCTATAACTGAGAAGGTAGAATAGTCTAAGTTTTGCCCTTCGGCCACATCCACTGTCATTGTGTATGTTCTACCTGGTTCTGAGTCTTTGTATATGTCCAAGAATCCATCTTTACGAATAGGATGATGCCATACAAGAGATCGAAGCTTGATTGGATGGATAAGTGTGTTTGTAGAACCGATGAACTCACACTCAAACTCTTGACGGAACTGGTCGGGAGAAGTGTTACGAATGGTCTGTTCTTTCCATTCATCATCTCTTCCTGGTACCATACTCCAATGTATCTCAATCGGCATATAATCTGAACGCTTCTCAATAGCTTCAGTCCACATGCGATAGAACAGATTAAGTCCGTTAGGAGTAGATACGATAATAACTTTTGTTGTCTTACCAGAAGAAATTGTAGGATAAGTAGACATAAAGAATGCTTCTGCGATGTTGTTTGGAACGAACGCAAATTCGTCAAGGAAAATAACATTGAATGATCTACCACGAACAGATGAACCAGATGTGGAATCAGCTACCGCACGTGAGCCATTAGACAGTTCAATTGAACCTTTGTTCCATTCTTTAACGCCCTGTTGAAGAAAATTAGGAAGATACTCAAAAGCGAGTTGAAGTCTACCCATGATTTCACGGGCTGTGGAAGCTTTGTTAGCAAGAATGGCTACATTGACGTTCTCATTGAAGAGAATATAGTGAAGTAGAAACGCAACGGATGTAGTTGTTTTACCAACCTGACGAGGAAGCTTACAGATAGAGAATCTGTTTTCATGGAATGTAGTAAGCATTTCCTTCTGAAAGTCCCACATCTCAAATGGCATAAGACCGCGGTCAACGTTGATGATACGCATATAGGTACAAGCAAAGTAGACAGGATTATTCGCACACTTGATAAACTCATCCATTTCAGCTTGTGTGAAGGCATGCATAAAGTCTTCACGCGGAAGATTTGGATTGTTATTGTAACCTTTACTCATTTATAGTATGGGTTCTTTGGATCTGTATCACCAGTCTCATCTGGCCACCAATCTAATTCGTATCTTTCACCGCGCTTAAACATAGTCTTCATTGCCTTGATGCGCTTCTCATATTCTTCTTTGCTTGGTTTGACATTGCCTTCAACTACATCTAGGACATACTGTATTGTAACAGCGTTTGCGCTAAGGCTAGCACATCTTGCGCCAACTTCGCCTTTTAGATGGTCCAAGAGTATGCTTTCGCTGCTATCTGCTAGTGCATTTGATAGATTGTGTGGAACGTCCAGATCAACATAAGAGTACACATAGTCATAGTGAGGAACAGGTGAGGCATGAAGAATAAACTCGTCAAGAACTTCAATTCGCTTGAAACCGTCAACATCATACCAAACGGCCCTATTTGGTGTCAGTTCATCTGGTGCACCAAAAAACTTTTGAAGATGCTCTGCATACTTTGCTGGCTCTGTATTATTCCATTGTGATAAAAGGGAACCAGTTGCTTCTATCATAAACTGCTTAAACGTCTTCATTCTTCTGTTCCTTAATCTTCTTTAGCAAATCGGAAGGTGACCCAACAAACACAGCCTTTTCTACTGTGACGTTTGGCTGTTCTTTTTTGTCTTCTCCCTTCAAATCTTTTGTTTTCTTCTGAAGGTCATATAAATCTTTTGTGGTATCAGCTATAGTTCTCATCATAGTGGCTAACACCTCATACGCGCGCGGGCTTTCTGATTCTTTAGCCAAGTCAGTCAAATTTTCTATTGCTTGATTGCCTTTGTTAATCAGATCACGGAAAGTTCTGCGAGACAGATTGTAGTCTGCCTTGACATCATCATCTTCATGTGGTGTATTGATGATAGGTTCTGTTTGTTTTGGTAGAATAATCTCTATTTCATTTCCAATACCAAGAGACTTGGCAATTATATCACTTGATTTTTCACTCATTCAGTTTCTGGCCATTCTGTAATTGTTGTAGTATATCCAAAATCTTCCGTTGGTTCAGCATCTATTGGATCTGGTTCAATCTTAATCTCTGTAAACTTAAGAGGTGTAACATCAAAGCTCTGTATCGTACACACAGCATTTGTAGTTGCTCCACGAATTGTGCTTCCTACTTTAAATTGTCCCTGAGCACCGCCCATAACAAGTCTAAGATTTTGTTTATTCCATTCCAATACAAATCCATATGCTGTTGCAGTAGTATAGTTATTTCCTTGATAAACTATATCATCAATCTTAAAGTTCCCATTAGCAGCAGGAACAGATGTGTTCACTCTTACAATATTGCCTGCTTTTAGTGATTCATCATTATAGATATTAGCAAACACTTTGCGAATAATCTTAGGTGTCTGGACTGGACCATAGTAGTTTGCTTTCATTGTGAATGAAAGCGTCCACGAAACATATCTAACAGCATCAAAGTTTCCTTCATGCTCAATTATATTTGATACGCCATTGAGTATGATAGGAACGTCTTTTAGAAATCCAAGAGTAGGAATAGCATTTATGGTTACTGTATAGTCTGGATTAAAATATGGTATTATCTGTTCAATGATATGTGTTCCATCATCCACATTTCTTGCATAGATTTGTAAGTCAAAGTTAAGATCATAAGGTACACCCATATACTGAGTTGCACCACGTGTTCCTGTATCGGTAGTAGCACCAGACCTTAGAAGTGAGTTTTGTTTTCTGGACGCATCATATGTAAAGTTTGTTATTTCAAACGACATACGAGGCAATACGACCTGAATTGGTCTTTCCAAATCTGGATCTGCTCTAAGTCTGGCATAATACTTTTCTTTTGGAGCATAAACAATAGGGACTTTGAATCGTTCAATTTCAATTCCAGTATTTTTGTCTACACGTTTAATCGTAATATTATTAAACATATTGCCAAATAGAATAACGTATTTGCGAGTAAGCTGATGATAGAAATAAGCATTAGATAACGTGGCTTTAACTCTCCTTTCTCAAACGTCTTTTTTCCCAGCCAAGTTTAGCTGATTCGGACATTTTCTTTCTCTGTTCTAGTGGTTTTATTTTTCCTAAGTGAGTTTGCCTTAATATTTCTTTATGATTTTCAGATAACTCTTTACCTTTATGAGTAACACTCAATATTTTTTTCTGTTCATCAGATAAAGTTTTACCTTTCATAGCGTTATTTTCAGACATTTTTCTTTTTGTATCTTCGCTATGTTTTTTACCAATACGAGATTTCCTGCGTTTTTCAATTTCTTCAAAAGAATGTTTTCTACCAGTTTGAGTTTTTTTAATGGCTTCTATTGTTGCATCTTGTGCTGATATTTGTCCAGACAACATTCTATAAGCAACTTCATCTTGCCATCTACCATATTCTTCATATAACTTTTTATGTACGTTTGCATGTTCTTCTACGGTTAACATAATAATATTTGATGGATCATTTGTTCCGCCAGCATGTCTAGGTATAATATGATGTTTATGAAGCATTACGGTACTCCAAATGGATTAATTTCAGATAGGTCAATAAACGTATTGGCTTCCGTCTGTATGATACGATTATCGGAATCATCATAGTCTACAAGGTCAGCCATGTCATCAAATGAAGCTAGTGTATATCTTGTATTGGATGTATTACCAATAACATTTGCACTGTTCGTAAATGCACCTTTAACATTAATAACTTCAAGCTTGTTTGTTTCAGGAATCCAATGCTTAACTTCAGCTTTTGCCGTAGCATATGTAAGGTTGGCACCTTGATAGACAAGTTCATCCTGATAATAGTTACCAGAACCTGTGCTTAGACTCAATTCAATTGTATATGCTGCTGAATGTTCCAAATCATCCACTTCACTATCACCAGTCTCAAAGTCTTCGTTGCTGAAGCGGAATACTTCACAACGTATTTCGTACATGTATGGTTGTCTCTTACCAAGTGAGAAGAACATCAATTCTTCTTCAACGAACTTAATCTCAAAAATTTTGTTTAGAAGTGGAACAAATATTAAATCGCCCTCTCTCGGTCTTCTGGCTATTGTAGTTGGAACGTATTTCTCAAATGCTCGGCGTGACACAACAAAGTTTGATGTATCACGAATTTCTAAACCAAACTTAGAGAAGAAATCACCATCGCCTTCGTAACCTTCTACGTTGGCCAGATACATTTCCATGCCATACGCGCGAGTGAACTTAGAGTTAACACTTTCACCAAGAACATCATCTGTAGCATCATATACTTCACGAGGCAAATACTTAACATCATGACCCATAATTTGGATAGATTCAACAATCAAATCTTCCAAAAGCATATGTTCATTGATTACAGACGGACTAAAGTTATTAAAGTATACTGAGGTTGCCATTATGCAGACTCCGGTCTGATATATTTGAATGAACCGTCTGGCATATAAACTCTCTTTCTACCAATTTTAGATTGTGCAACCTTGTCTCTGTGTATAGGATTTGACATAGAATTTCTGTTACCTGTTGCGTGTTTTCTATTGGTCACTATTTTTCTTTTTGTTTCTTCTGATACAATCTTACCTTTATGAGCCAGTCCAATCTTCTTTTTAGCTTCTTCGGTGTGAGTATATGTATAACCAGATGGCCGAACGAATCCTTCAGGTCTAATAGTACATCTTTGTATCCAATTGAGCTTTTGTTCTTCTGTTAGACTGTTCCACCAATTCTTCATACCCATTTTTGTGGCTTCAGAGTGAATTTGCTCTGATGGAATGATCTTCGCCAAGCCCTGCCAAGCAATGAAATCCTGCCATCTACCATGTTCTTCCCACAACTTTCGATGAGCTTCCGCGTGTTCTTCTACGGTCAACTCAACAAGATTTGATGGATCATCTGTTCCGCCTATATGTTTTGGTATAATATGGTGTTTGTGTTTCATTTTAACCAAGGATAAAATTCGGCGGTTCTTCGTATGTGTCACGGATTAATTGCTCAATCTCTGCTATCTCTTGGACTGCTTCATCATAGACTTGCTGACCATTCATAGTGACACCACCAGGAAGCTGCATACCACCAAACTTCTTCATATTGTTACCCCAAATGCGTTTAAT